GCGTCAGGCACTGACTGGGTCGGTGTTTCTGCTGCTGGAGCACCGACCCGTCCCGCCGCGCAAGCCGCCGACTCAGACCCGGTACCTCGTCGAGGACCCGGTGAAGCCGAAGAAGTTGAAGAAGCCGGTGAAGCCTCGGAAGCGGAAGAAGGCGGAATGAAGGGCATCAAGATCAAGATCAAGTGTGCCCCTGCGAAGCCGAAGGTCAAGGTCGGCCCGAATCCCAAGCGGTCCACTGCTATCGCCACGAACTACGAGGCCGCGTATGGTGGGAATGTAGTTTCGCCTGACCCGGGTAACTCAAAATCCGGGTGTATGTTCTGCCCGCTTATGCCCTTCTCCCACGACTTCGGCATCTACAAGGAGCAGTACCAGCGTAACTGGGAGAAGATACTGGCGAAGGAGAAGGACGAGCACGTCATTCACACCCGCAACATCTCTGAGGAGCCGTGGGGACACGTCCGTGTGCTGTTTGTGGGCGAGGCTCCCGGGGCGGAGGAGGACAAGAAGGGCAAGCTGTTCCTGGGGAAGTCAGGTACGCTCTTGCGGGGCGTCATACCGGAGGTGACCGGGCTCAAGCCGGAGGAGTACGCGTTCACTAGCTTGATCCGGTGTCGTCCTCCGCGCAACCGCGACCCTCGCGCCACGGACATCCGCTGCTGTTCCTATCAACTCGTGCGAGAGATCGAGGCGAGGCAACCGGAACTGATCGTGGTGCTGGGTAACTGTAGCCTGGAGTTCCTGACGAACCAAACTGGTATTACCTTCTTCTCCCGGCGCTTCTTGAAGAGCACCCATCCGGCGTGGTACGGCAAGGACATCCTCGCCTGTCTGCATCCGGTGTACGTGCTTCGGATGGACTACAAGACAGACGAGTTCCTCGAAACGATAGCTCGTGTCGAGGAATACCTATCGGGTAATTACAAACCACTGCCCGGGGTGGGGGAGTACCACGTACTGCAGACGCTCCCGGCGGTGGAGAAGCTGGGGGAGAAGCTCCTCGCGGCTAGCCAACTGTCGTTCGACACTGAGACCGGTTCGCTCAGCCCGTTTCAGAACAAGTTCCCGCCCCTCCTGTGCTTCAGCTTCAGTTGCGAGGAGGGTAGTGGGTACACGGTGCCGTTCGATCACCTGGAGTCGCCGTGGCGGGTGGGCGGACCGGAGGAAGGACAGCGGCAGCAGGTCGTCGACATTCTCCGGAAGGTCTTTGAGTCGGACGTCCCGAAGATCGCACAGAACGAGAAGTTTGACCGGCAACACATACGGAAGGCTCTTGGTGGGTGTGTCATTCAGGGGCTCCGGCGCGACACGATGCTCACGCATCTCTGCATCGACGAACGACGTGGCACGCACGGTTTGGGGACCATTGCCTTCGCCTATACCGGCATGGGCGGGTACGAGCGTCCGCTGGAGCAGTACATCAAGACCCACCCGGAAGCGAATCCCGACAAGGGTGGTAGTTACGCGAACATCCCGGCGGAATTGTTGTTCCCGTACGCCGCGATGGACACCGACGTGACGCTGCGGTGTGACAGCGGGATGCTCGCGGAACCGGGGTATGCGGAAAATAAGCGGATACAGGCTCTTGCGAACACCTTCCTGCCCCGGTTGTCGGAGACGCTTGCGGACCTCGAATACGCTGGGGCGAGAGTAGACGTTGACAAGGTTCAGGCCCTCGACAAGGAGTACACGCAGAAGATGGCGGACCAGATGGCGGCGGTACGGAAGCTGCCGAGGGTTCGTCAGTTCGAGATCGCGCGGGAACAGAAGAAGAAGTCGGGGGAGCACAAGTTCAACCCGGGGTCTCCCACGCAGCTTCGCGAGGTGCTCTTCGATGGGTACGGGCTCAAGCCGCTCGAATTGACAGATGCCGGGTTCGAGCGAATGGTCTCGCGATTCACCCGGATCAACGCGAAGCTCAAGGCTCAGAACAAGCCTCTCGTCGAGTTCACCGCGTTGTGCGAGCAGGCCATCGAGCACAAGGAGTGGGACCTCTTCACGACGAAGGCCGACGTGCTCCACGACTACGAACGGGCAGGTAATGACCTTGCGCCCCTGATCATCCGCTATCGTGAACTTGAAGTGGTCCACTCCACGTTCATTCAGCCGGTCTTGGGTCGGCTCGACCAGAACCTGTGCGTGCACGGATCATACCTGCCACACGGGACTGTGACTGGCAGGCTATCGAGTCGAGAACCCAACCTGCAGAATATACCTCCCGAGGCTAAGTGTGTGTACATCTCCCGTTTCGGGGACGACGGGGTGATTCTGCAGGCGGACTACTCACAGATCGAGCTTCGCATCGCGGCGGCGTGGTTCGGGGACGCGTCGATGATCGCGGCGTACAAGAAGGGGATCGACCTTCACACGTTGACCGCTGCTGATATGCACCACATGACGCTTGAGAAGTTCCTTGCGCTCCCGGAGAAGGAACGCAAGCCCATGCGAACGCGGGCCAAGCGAATCAATTTCGGTGTCCTGTACGGTGGGGGTCCGAATGCCCTCGTGTCGACGCTCCGGAAGGACGGGGTGTTCATCACGACGGAGGAGGCACAGGAGTTCATCCAGCAATACTTCCGGGTGCGTCCGGGGCTCAAGGCGGGTATCGAGCGAACACAACAGCGGGTCCTCAAGCAGGGGTACCTCGATTCGTTCACTGGTCGACGCAGGCGCGTGCCAGAGGTCTTCAGCGAGGACAAGGAGATTCGTTCGAGGGCACTACGCCAGATCATCAATTTCCCGATCCAGAACGGCGCGTCCGAGATGACCCTCATGTCACTCGTCCTGATCATGATGGAGATGAAGGCGCGGGGGTTGAAGTCCCTGATCATTCTGACCGTGCACGACTCCCTCGTGTTCGACTGCCTCGTTGACGAGGTGCTTGAAGTGGCGACCATCGCGAAGCAGATCATGGAGAACCTGCCCTCGCTGTCGGAGGGCGTGCTGCCCGGGATCGACTGGAAGTGGCTGAAGGTCCCAATTGTGGCGGAGATGGAGATGGGATACACGTGGGGACATCTTGTTGAGTTCGATCCGTTCGTGGTCGTCGAGAATGAGTCAGTGGAGACAGACCTGTTTGTCACTGACGCGAAGGGCAGTGTGTCACTTTCACGCACACCGTCGAACGTCGACGAACTGTGGGAGGCTATGGCGTGGAAGGCATCCACGTGAGCAAGGTCCGTGTTCGCGTGAAGCGACGAGAGCGGTTTGCGGACATGAATCGCGACTACCCGAAGCGCAAGGATGCCGAGGGTTATTGGCTGTGTCGGTGGTGCGGTTGCCGTCTTGTTGCGGCGCGCCGCACGAGCTTCTGTAGTACGCAGTGCCGGGACGAGGTCCGTATCCGTTGTGGGTTCGGCGTACGTTCGATGGTTCGCTGCCGAGACAAGGGTGTCTGCGCCCAGTGTGGTCGGGACACGAATGCTATCCGCAGGCAACTCACCCGCACCCGGAATCAGGAGGGGTGGAAAGCCTTCTATTCTCTCACTGAAGCATTGGGAATATCGAAGGACCGAGCTTTCAAGTCACTGTGGGACGCGGACCATATCGTGCCTGTGAGGGAAGGTGGGGGCACGTGTGGGATTGAGGGGTACCAGACCTTGTGCGTATGGTGCCATGCGGAGAAGACAAAAGTGCGGAAAAGGTCTTGACATGCTCGTAGTGGTGTGGCAGATTTTACCGCATTGGGCGACTACTAAGGAGTAAGGGACCGGATGGTTCCAGCAGAGTGTGAGCCCGAGGGTGATGACCTGCCTCGCAGTGAGAATCTCCTTCCAGAGACGATCACAGTCATCCTTGAGAATAAGTCGGTTGTCGCGATGAACGTCGCGGCGGAGTTGAGCATCCCGGACGATCCCGATGGGATGGTCAAGGCTGCTCTCCACGCGCACGAGCGGTATGCGTTTTGGGCATATCAGTGTGCACGAGCTTCTGCCAAAGCAAATGCGGCAGAGTTGAAGCACAAGCGGGTGTGGTCGGAGTACCACCTTGGGTACCGATCCTCACTGCGTAGCGACAGCGATTTCATGCCGACCGAAGCTGAGTTTAGAGCCCACACCGACCTGGACCAGCACGTACAGTCCTCGCTCGCGGGTTGGAACAATTCCAAGAGAGTGCACGAGATTCTCAAGGTGATGAAGGAAGCCATGCACCACAGGTGCTTTGTAGTTACCCGTTTGGTCGACCGATTCGTGGATATGCATGAATGAGGGATAGGTCCCTCAGCAGAGCCAGAGGTCAGGACCGGCGGGAGAAAGGAGTCGTGCTATGCCGAAGATTTCCAGTGAGTTGATGGAGAAGCTCAAGGGGCAGGTCGCGTCGATGAGGGGTGGGGTCTTGATTGACAACAAGACCCTGGTCAAGGCGCGTTTCCGTCTGCTGCCGTGCTTCGACGAGCTTCCGGGCAAGGAGTACGTGAGTGTTTACTACGTTTCGGCCAAGAAGTCGACGACGAGTCCGAAGACGTGGGGACTTCCGGACCCGATCATTGACATCCTCGACGAGGCCCGCCGGGAGAAGTCCAAGGAAGAGATCGAAGCGATCAACAAGGTCGTTCGCGTCCAGCGCGAATACTGGGTGCCGGTGATCGACCGGGCGAACCCAGGCACGCCCGAGAACCCCAACATCCGCATTTTCCGCGCCAAGCCGAAGTACGTGTATCAGCCCATCGTCGACGCGATGCTGGACGATGACGACGGCGAGGACATCACCGATCCTGTCGAGGGGCGCGACATCAGGGTCAAGAAGGAGGGCAAGGAACTCAGCACGGAGTGGAGCGTGAAGTTCCTCGACCGCACGCCGTTGCACGACGACAAGAAGATGCTGGATGCCATCGTAGAGGCCGCGAAGACCTTCGACGTCGCGCGGTATTTCTACGCCGTCAACAAGGAACTCATGCAGCAGATGTACATGCACCTCACCGGCGAGGACATCCCGGAGAAGTACATGGCCGTCTTCAGCCAGATTCCCAAGTTGAAGAAGCCGGAGGACGGCGATGCGGGTGACGATGACGACGCCCCCGTCGCGGCGACTGCCAGCGATGATGACGCGACTGCCGCTGCGGAGACCTCCAGCGATGACGACGCCCCCGTCGCGGCGACTGCCAGCGATGATGACGAGACCGCCAGCGAGGAGACCGCCAGCGATGACGACGCCCCCGTCGCGGCGACTGCCAGCGAGGAGTCGGCGGAGGGCGAACTGAAGAAGGGCATGCTCGTCAAGTTCGAGTACGAGGATGCCGAGGTGGTCGGGGAAGTGCAGTCGACCAGCGTGGACGAGGAAGGGGACAACGTCGCCGACGTGGTGGTTGCGGGGGTGGCGGGGGTGGCGGACGGTACCGTCTTCACGGTCGGGGTCGAGGGTCTGACGGTAGTGCCCCCCGAGGAGAAGAAGCCGGTGAAGCCGAAGATCGTCACGAAGCCGAAGCCCGCTCCGAAGCCCGCTCCGAAGCCCGCTCCGAAGCCCATCGTGGGCAAGGCGAAGCCGACGGCGTCGAGCACGCTGAAGGCCAAGATGAGCAAGAAGTGACGGGTGCTGCGGGGGTGTGAAGAGTACGCAGGTCAGGTGGATAGCTCCGTTCGTGGTCCCACGCGCGTACCGCCACGACGGCCCTCCGCACTACTCCCTCTTGATGGGAGGGATGGGCGATGTTGAAGGAAGGCGACCGAGTTGAGATCGGGTCGAACCCCACGATCAAAGTCGGGGAAGGATTCATGTTCTTCAAGCCGTACGCGTCTGTCAGTCGGACGTTGAGTGACGACGTGGCGGGTGACATGACAGCCCTGGCGGGCGAACTCCGGAAGCAGTTGTTCCGGGTGCTCCGGGGCGAGATCGACTTCGTGAATACGGTCTATTCCGCATTGGGGGCCGATGCGGACGTTGAGGCCCTGCAGAAGCTGTGCGAGAAGGAGTTAGCGAATGGCGAAGGCAACGTCAGCTTCAAAGTCACCGGTGCGGGTGAAGGTTCCAGCGAAGGCGACGATCAAGGTGAAGGGTCCGTCAAGTCAAAGCCCCAGTCCCAGCCCAAAATCAAAGTCGGAAAGCCCCCCAAGTCCAATCTCTCCGGACTCGTCAAAGTCGGAGACAAGTATACTAAGCCCGTCTGCTGAGGTGATCGCGGCGAGCGCCGCGTTGGCGCGGAAGCTCGTGAAGTCCACGCGGGCGCTGTGGGTGAAGAAGAAGTACAACCCGAAGAACGTCGGTCTGCTGGCGGACCGTGACGTAGTGTTGTCCGACGTGACTGAGTGGATACCGACGATGCTCCCGCAGGTCGATGCGATCTTGGGCGGGGGTCTGCCGGTCCGGCGTGCGGTCGAAGTGTTCGGTCCGGAGGGGGTGGGGAAGAGCGCACTGACGCATCTGATGATCAGGGGGTGCCAGAGCATCGGCGGTACAGCGGTGATACTCGACTACGAAAACTCACTGGATGTCGACAAGCTGATCCAGTTGGGCATCGACGAGGATCGGTTGATCTATGCCAACCCGGATGATATCGAGGAGGGTTGGGACCTCGTCTGGAAGTACATGGCTGACCTCGAAGACCCGGAGTCTCCACCCCCGGCCCCGTGGTTGTTCGTTTGGGATTCGGTGGCTGCGAGCGTGCCCCGCGCGGAGCGGATCGAAAAGTCCATCAGTGACAGCCATGTTGCGCTGATCGCGCGCAGTATGAGCAAGGGATGCCGGAAGCTCTACAAGGCCATCGCGAAGATTCGGGCGTGCATGGTTTGGGTCAACCAAATCCGCACGAAGGTCGGCGCGATTGGATTCGGGAAGAAGACGGAGACCGTGGGGGGTTACGCTGTGCGGTATGCCGCATCAATCCGGATCAACGTCGCATACCGGAAGGCGATCAAGTCGGGGGACGTGACGACGGGGTACGAGTCTCATTTGCGGACCGACAAGAACCGGCTGTACCCTCCGCACAGGGAGGCGTCATTCGTGATTGACTTCGAGCACGGCCCGAGCCCGGAGTTGAGCATGTTCGACTACCTCATGGATGCGAAGAAGATCAAGAAGGATGGCAATTCCGGTGGGTACAAGGCGGATTGGTCGAAGGTTGGCTTCGCGGATCGGGACGGTTGGTTGAAGGCCATGTGCGTGCCGGGGTTCCGCGCGCACGCCCTGCAGGCGATGCAGGACGTTTGCGCGCAGGCGCAGTCGATTACTGCGGTGGACGAGGACGCGGAATAATTCCTGCCACGCGGGATTTTTTCTTGACACAGCGGATTGTTTACACTATGTTTTGTGTGTTGGCGGCGTTGCCGCCACTGAAAAGGAGGGCGCAATGCCCAAGAGCGTGAAGGTGAAGTCGGAGGGGGCCGCGCAGGAAGCGGGTGTGCAATACCTCCATGGTGTCCCGCTGACCGTGGGCGACGTCGCGAAGGCCACGAAGGGGAAGGCCATGGTCATGTCCGAGTTGGCGCGGGGGGCCATCGAGGTGACCAAGGGCTTCAACCCCAGGTCCTTCGTCGGGGACGTCGAAGTCCTCGCGGACGGGATCAAGCGGGACGGGTTGATCAATCCCATCACCGTGAGACCCAAGGAGGGCGTGGAGGGGAAGTTCCTCGTCGTCGCAGGCGAGCGGAGGTTGAAGGCGCTCGATCTGCTGGGGTGGGAGACGGTCCCGGTCACGATCCGTGTGGACCTCGAAGGGGACGACTACAAGGCGAGGGCGGTCGCCGTCGCCGAGAACGCGGAAGAGGGCCGGATCAACCTCAACCCCATCGAGATCGGGCGGGTCGCGATGCAGTTGCGGGACGCTGGGTGGGCGGTGTCCCGGATCGCGCAGGAGACGTCGGTCCACTCGCAGAAAGTCAGGCGCTGTCTCGACCTGATGGATGCCCCCAAGGACGTCCAGGCGAAGGTCGAGAGTGGAGAACTCGCGATGATCGCGGGGCTCGAACTCGTGCACGCGGACGACGGCGCGCGCAAGGCGATCCTCAAGGACCAACTCCACCCCGGTATCTCCGCCGCCGAGATCAAGAAGCTGATCAAGGGCGTGGCGAAGTCGGAGGGCGCGACCCATCCGAAGGAGGTCACAGCGAAGCACCTGACCGGCAAGGCCCGGGACGCGGCGCTCGTGGTCTGGAAGTCGGGCAAGGCCAAGCAGTACGTCCTCCGGGTGGGCTGCAACATCCTGGCTACCTCCACCGAGGACGACAAGCAGTACGAGCGGTACCACAACCTGCGCGGCGGTATCGCGTGGGCGCTGTGGGACCGGGGCGAGTTGGAGACTCCCTACGCGCCCAGCACCAACCCGGAGTCGGAGGACGATCCGAAGGCGGCGAAGGCCGCGCTGAAGTTGTTCGACGAGTTCGTCGCGGGCGAGAACGCAAAGTACCTCGCCGAGAAGGATAAGGCCGACAAGGCGCAGGCCAAGAAGGCGAAGGCCGAGTCCGGTTCGGAGACGGCGGAGGTCCCGAAGGTCAAGGTGGGCAAGAAGGCGAAGGGCTAGCTTCACGGGTCCGGGAGGGGGGCGGGTGACCGCCCCCTTCTTTTTTGGTGGTTACGATGACTACAGCATTGGTCCTCGACGCGAACTCGCTGGTCAAACGGTGTATCATGGCGTCGGCCCTCGACGACCTGAAGTCGGGAACCACGTTTACTGGTGGAGTATACGGGACCCTCAACACCCTGCGTTCCATCCTCGAACTCCCCGAGGCATGGACTATCGGCCCGTTGGTAGCGTTCTTCGATGGTGGTATATCTGCGAAGAGGCTTGAGCTTCTCCCCGACTACAAGTCGGCTCGTGCTGATCGTAAGAAGCTGTTGTCTGACGAGGACAAGGAGAAGGCATTCGCGCAGATGGGGCTCGTTGAAGAGATGCTTCCGTTGCTGGGGTTCCGGACTCGCCGGTACGAGGCCACTGAAGCGGACGATTGCGTGGTGGCTGCGGCACGCATGTTCCTGCAGCACGACGTACACGTGACTGTGGTGACCGGGGACAAGGACCTGTGGCAGGCAGTGCGGTTTGGGGCGGACGTGTGGGACCTGAACCAGAAGCGGTTCGTTGAGCAGGGTAACTTCGGAGCGGTTGCGGGGGTGAGCGTAGCGGCCTATGTGGTGTATCGCGCGCTTGTGGGTGACCATTCGGACTCCATCGCGGGGTGTCCGGGGTGCGGCCCGGTGCGGGCGTCTGAACTGATTATCGAGGCAACAGAGCGGTTTGCCGATTTCGAGAGCCTCGCACCTGCAGATCAGCTTTCGCGGCTGCGGTTGCTGGCGGTCACACGGAAGCCGAAGCCCCGGAAGTTTGAGCAGTCCCTGTTCAGCAACTTCGACTACCTGCAGCGGGTGATCAAGGCCATCGACTTGAAGGAGTCCTTCGATCACCCACTTGAAGAACTGCGGGCATGGATTTCAGAGTCACCGGTGGCAGTCAACAAGATGGGGTTCCTGCGATTTTGCAAGCGGGTTGGCTTCCGGTCGGTCCTTTCATACCCAGACCGGTTTTTGAAGCCGTTTGAGCGGTGCGCGGAAAAGGCAAATACTTGCGCGTTGCCCGGCGAAAAGTCTTGACACGGCGGGTGTACGTCCATAGAATCCCCACGGCGCAGGAGGTACTCAGGAGGTACAGATGATTTTCGATACGGCTGCTGCGATTGTGGAGCGGTACATCACCCCGTTGGCGGAGCGGTTCCGCAATGCCCGGCTGTTCGTCTTTCCCGGAAAGGCCCACGAGGTACTACCGAAGGAATACAGCCCCGAGGAACGACAGGTGCTCTCCGATACCTTCTTCCTGCCCTTCAGCACCGTCGCAATCGAAGACAGCGTGTCCTGTACCATCATGTGGGACATGGAGCCCGATCAGCAGGGTCTGCAGGGTCGCCGGGGGTTCATCGAGGTGCAACCCTTCTCCGCGAAGAGCCTGATGGACGCGGCGGACGCGAAGGAGACTGACCGGGGATACATCGAGCAGGCGTGTGCGAAGTACCCGCCCGGCACTGTCGCTATCGCGGAGGGGTGGTTCGGGCCGTGCGATACCACGAGCAACGTGAAGTTCGAGGTGACGGGTGGCGTCGATTGGGTCGCGGTCGCGACGAAGGATGGTGGTGTGCTGGGGATGGATGCGCTCCGCACCGCCAAGAAGGAAGACTACGCACTCCTGTCCGAGCCGATCCTGCGCAACGTCCACGCGTCACTGCAGGAGTTGTTCTACTTCAACTTGCCTGACCGGTTCGTCCTCGAAGAAATCCCGGACGCTGCAGAGCGGCGGAATAAGTCGCGGAAGTCCCCCAAGATCGCGCGCTCGCACGAGCGGCCTCGATACACACTCCTGTTGCCGAAGCAGATTCGGGAGCGTATGGGGTTGCCCCCGTTGAGCAGTGGAGGACCGAAGGCTCCGCACGAGCGGAGACGGCATTACCGGTCGTACCCGGACGACGAGGCCCGTTGGCCCCAGGCGCATGGGAAGACCATCGTGATTCCAGCGCGGTGGATCGGCACGAGCGAAGCGAAAATCGGGAAGACGCGGTACCGTATCCGGTTGGACCTGTGATTTACACAGTGTCAATGTAAGGGGTGCTTACATGGGGTTGGGCGAGTTGGGCAAGGACCATCTGGTGTTCATGACCTCGCACAAGGGCATTCCGTGCGAGGTGTGGTGGCGGACGGTGGAGCATGGGTACGGGGAGTCCAAGGGCCACTACTGGCTCAAGGTTCCCGAGGAAATCGCGAAGAGCAACGAAGTGGTGTGGATGGGGTACACGGTGCTGACCGGTACCCTGGTGTGCCCCACCCGTCCCTTGTGGGGGCTGAAGGTCGAGCAGGATACGGACCTTCACTGGGAGAACTGGAAGTACGACAACCACGTGAGCGGGACGACGAACATAGAGATCACCCTGAACGGTAAGCCGGTGTGGCGGGGGGGTTCGTTCAACGACCTTTTCCTCGCTGTTGCCTTCGCGCAGGCGAAGATACTGGAACTGGGTGAGATTCCATTCGATTTCGCGGAGCCGGAGAAGGAGAAGGGCAGGCGGGTGTGGTACTACGACCAACCTGCCGTGGTCATCGGGTATGAGTTGCCCGGTGACCGGCTGATCCTGCAGTACGATGGGCCACCGCAGGTGATACCCGGCTGCGGCATCGAGCCCCGTAAGGGGTTCAATATGCTGGTGGCGTACAAGCTCACGGGTAAGGATACGATCCCTGATTCGTGGCACGGGTCTGAGGTGGTCCACGACAGTTTCTTTTCCGACCGTCTCTGGTGGTACCGTGGCGAGGGTGAGATATGCCCTCCGAGGATGACAGGGCAGCAATGATCCCGACCTGTCGCTCGTGTGGGTGGTCCAGGGGTAGCGCCGTGGTCGGCATGGCGATCTGCCTCGCGGCGGGGATTACCCTCGTTGGTATGAGCCAACCGTGGTGGGCGGCGTTACCGATGGGGTTGTCGGTATTGTTCGCGGGCATGGCTATGTACCGCGACTCGAAGAAGGAGGACGAGTGATGGCGAAGAAGCAGGCGGAGAAGAAGCAGGCGTCGGTGGTGGGGCGCGTCGAGATCGGCCAGACGGTTCGGGCGCTCCGGGAGAAGAAGGGGCTCACGACTACGTCCTTCGCGGCCCTCGTCGGGGTCTCGCAGGCGCAGGTCTCGCGGTTGGAGAACGGTCAGCAGGGATTCCGCTCCGACGTGATCATACGGATCGCGGAGTCGCTGGGGGTCAAGCCGTGGTTCCTGTTCATGACGCAGAAGGAGCAGGACAAGGCGGGGAAGGCAGCGAGGGCGTGATGGTACCGGCAATCACCCTCAGCGAGGGGCAACAGCGAGCGTACGACGTCGCGCTCAGCGGCAAGAGCATGTTCATTACCGGCCCCGGGGGCACCGGCAAGTCCGAGGTGCTCTCAACGATCATCAAGGGGCTGGGGAACGTGGGCCGGTCGGTGGCAGTGTGTGCCTCGACCGGCATCGCGGCGATCCGGGTGGGTGGTAGCACCATCCATTCGTGGTTGGGCACCGGGTTGCACCAGAACTCAGGCGAACTCTCGAAGGCCATCGCGCGGGGGGACGTCTTCCGCAACATCCGGAAGGTGGAGGAGCGCCTCAAGGGTGCTGACGTCCTGGTCATCGACGAGGTGTCGATGCTGTCGGGTGACTACATCTCCATGATGGACTTCTGGTTGAAGCGGTACCGGAAGTCCTCGATGAAGCCGTTCGGCCACGTGCAGATGATCTTCACCGGCGACTTCTTGCAGCTTCCGCCCGTGTCGAAGCGAGGGGAGGAGGCGGACTATCCTTACGCGTTCCAGTCACCCGCGTGGCAGAAACTCGCGATGGAGAACGTCGCACTGACGCACGTCTTTCGGCAGGACGACCGCGAGTTCATCGAGCACCTGATGCGCGTCCGGCGCGGGTACCTGCCACTCGATACACAGAAGTATTTCAACGCACGGGTGGGGGTGAAGCTCAAGGACCCGACGCGCCTGTATGCTCACAACGCAACGGCGTACAGTGTCAACTTTCAGTTCCTTCACAAGCTCGCAGGGAAGAAGTACGAGTTCGAGGCGGACGTGGAGGCTGACGACGATATGTGGGGTGAGAAGATCGTCAAGGACTGCATCGCTGATTTCTCACTCGAACTGAAGGTGGGCGCACCGGTCTTGTTCCTGCGGAACAACTACGCCCTGAAGTACGTCAACGGTGAGCGTGGAACTATAACCGAGGTCTGTCCACCGGTAATCACGGTGCAGAAGCTCGACGGTACGGTGGTGCACGTCGTCAAGGAGACATGGGAGGCGAAGGATGCCGACCAGAAGGTCCGGGCGACCATGGCCCAGTACCCGCTGAAGCTCGCGTGGGCCATGACGATCCACAAGTCGCAGGGCATGACCCTCGACCTACTGGAGTGCAACGTGTCCGAGTGCTTCGCCCCCGGGCAGACGTACGTGGCGCTGTCGCGGGTGAAGACGGCTGGGGGGTTGGCCCTCACTGAGAATATCGAACCGGAGCACGTGAAGACGGATAGTGTGCTCGTGGAGTATTGCCAAAAGCTGGGAATCTGAGGGGAGTGCAGTCGGTGCGTGGAGCGGTAACGCCCACGTCTCCTACGCAGAAAGGCGGTACGGGTACTTGAGCCGCCCTGAGAGCCGGTCGGGAAAATGCGGGGGCTGAGGGCCTTCCCCTGAGTCCGATGAAGCCCATTGCGAAGCCGAATAAGCCCAACGGCAAGACCGGCCACCGACTACTGAACGGGGTGAAGCGAGGTGAATTACACTAGATACACGGCCCCGTCGTCCGGTGTGTTCGATGACGAGGGTGGCGAGACGTTCCCTCGATGTGTCGATTGTGCGCAGAGTGACGAGATGTTTGAGGCGCAGGCTTGCGACTCTGGCGTACACTTGTTGGACAAGCGGATCGTGTGCCCCGACTTGTTTCTCAGTTTGGTGGAAGGTAATTTGGAGGCGGACGAGTGGCCGGAGGGGTTGGTAATACGTTTGGAACCGTACCCGTCTGGTGGGTGGCTGTGTGTCGTTGCGTACCCGCCGGAGCAAGTTGTGCGGTACCGCGCGGTGGGTGTGCGAACTCCTTCGTTGGTATTTCGCGGTGATGACATCGAGGATTTGACGATGGAGTTCTACGAGTGTTCGCAGTTAGAGCGTATGTTGCCGTTTGAGTGCCCTCCCGAATCGGTGGTGGCCTCCGACTTCTACCCCGTCGACAAAATCGTGGCTCAAGCACCGGCAGTGCTGGGGGAAAATAAATCGAATTGGGCCGCGTATGGTCCCGTTCCGTCTATCGGAAACGTGCGCGCCCGTCGGGCACAGCGTTTACGGTCGGGGGCGAACGTGGTTGACCGACAGGCACGTAGACGCGAGCGGAAGCGGGAGGCACGGCGTGAACGGAGAAGGAGTCGAAGAGACTACAGGGATAATTAGCGACCCGTCGGGAGGCCGTTGAGGAGCCACACATGAAGTACGGCGTCACCGCAGACTTGCAATTCGACGAGTACGCCCGCCTCTCCACCCTCACGGAGAAGGGGGTGACGTCCCGCCTGTTGGACATCATCACGTGCTTCCGCTGGATCGTCGAGACCTGTGTCACGGCGGGGTGCAATGGTCTGATCGTCGCGGGTGACGTCTTCGAGGCGCGGACCTCCATTGACGTGTCGGTGCTGGACCTCGTGTGCCGGGAGTTCGCGTGGGCCTCGACCAAACTCGACACGATCATTGTGATCCCGGGCAATCATGACTGCCACCTCCGGACGGCGGGGCTCAACAGCCTGCAGGTGCTCGCGGGGTACGTGACGGTTGTTGAGAAGCCGACGGTCATCGCCCCGTTCGCCTTGATCCCGTGGAGCGCGCACGAGGAAGACTACGCCTCTGCTGTGGTGAAACTGGCGAAGGACCCTGCGGCGCGGTACCTCGTGACCCATGTGTTGTTGGAGGGGGCCGGGTATCCAGGGAGAACCGTCGCGGTCGATACGCTGAAGCCGTCACGGTGGAAACGCATCCTGTTGGGCGACGTCCACTGCCCCATGCAGTTCACCGTCGATGGATGGGACGGGGAGATTCAGTACGTGGGGTCCCCACTGCAGATCGACTTCGGTGATGCCGGTGAGTGGCGGGGATTCAGCATCCTCGACACGACGACCGACGCGTTGGACATGACTGAGAACACCATGAGTCCACGCTTCCACAAGGTGACCGACCCGGAGGACCTGACGGACGTTCGCGAGGTTGACTTCGTGGACGTCCGGGGTGACGACCCGGTGAAGATGCTCAAGGTCCTGAAGCAGGCCGAGGAGGTCGCGGCGTGGGTGGGTGGGTCTGCGGTCGAGGTGGAGAGCACCGAGCCCCGGATCAAGGCTACCACCAGCACCAAGCGCGAGGACCTGTTGAAGCGATACTGCGAGTACATGGGGGTTTCCAACGTCGATGCAATGGTGACGTTGGGTGCCGAGCTTCTCGCGGAGGCAGAGGAATAAGTGCAGAAGGTACGGGTAAAATCCAAATGAGCCTTCGCATCACTGAGACTACGTACACGAACTTCGGCCCGTTCGAGCACGAGACCTTCGACTTCGGTGTCGAGGGTCTGACCGTAGTGGAGGGGCTGATCAAAGGTATGGTCGGCTGTGATTCTAACGGGGCAGGGAAGTCATTTCTGTTCGACGGTGTGGCATGGGCGCTGTTCGGGCGGTGCATACGCGACAAGTACAAGGGGGACGACGTCGTCAGACTTGGGTCATCCGGTGGGTGCAGCGTCGAAGTGCGGCTCGAAGACGAGACCCGGAAGATCGAGGTTGCGCGGTACCGGAAGCATCCGGTGCACAAGGACGACGTCATCCTCCAGATCAACGGCAAGAACGTCACACGTGGTACGAGCACGGCGACTACCCTGTGCATCGAAGATGTTGTTGGTATGAGCTTCACCGCCTTCTGCAACTCCGTCGCCTTCGGTGTTCGGGAGGACGTGAAGTCCTTCTTCGCTGCGTCCGATACGGACCGGAAGGAGGTCCTCGAACGGATACTGGGGCTCATGATCTTCACGAGCGCCGAGAAGGTCGCCCGAAAACGGGTCGCGGCGTTGATCGAGACCCACGCCAAGGCCAAGCATGAGGTGGAGACCCAGCAGGCCATCCTGACGGAGCGCGAGGCTATGCTGTTCGACCTGACCCACTCTGAGGATGTGGAGGAGGTCGACCTACAACTCAGCCTGCGCCGGTTGACTGCCAAGCGGTTGAGGCAGAGGGTGGCCCGCGAGCAGGGGGTGCTTGCTGACCTGCGGGACGTGGAGGACAAGGAACTCTCCGCGTACGAGGAGCGCGAAGCCGCGTACAAGCTGGCGCTCACACGGTATGAGGAGAAGCGCACGAGTCTGGAGAAGGACCGGCGGAAGGTTGAGCGGGCGTTGGCGGAACAGCAGGGGGCGCGAAAGGTCGAGGAGCAGCGACTCGCGAAGTTCAAGAAGCTCGCGGGAAAGGCGTGCCCGACCTGTGATCAACCGGTGACTGAGGCGTGGTTTGAGAAGGTGCGTCTCGTAGTCGACACCATGTTGGGTGACATCGACGACAGCATCAAGAATCTGTTCGAGCAGGTGAAGCAGGTGGAGGCGCAGTTCACAGCGGGGTTGGGGACGAAGCCCACCCCGATTGCGGTTCCGGAGAGTCTGCAGCAGGCGGCGGATGCGGTGCGGGCGAAGGAGCAGGTGCTCGTATCGGTGGAGAAGTCTCTTGCCACTGAGGAGGCCCGGGTCGAGGAGATGCAGGCGTCCCGCCAGATGATGGAGGGCAAGGCCGAGGCGCTGCGGTTACAGATCGAGCAGGTGCATGTGATTGTCGAGGCCCGCGAGGCTGTGGTCGCTGACGCCGAGGCTCAGATGAAAGCCCTGGAGTTCTGGATACAGGGGTTCGGAAATCAGGGGCTCAAGTCGTTCCTGATCGAGGCGGAGATACCCGAGATCAACCAGAGGGCCACGCGCTACGCCCAGCAACTACTGGGGAAAGGCGCGGTGGTGCGGCTGTCAGCGACCTCGAAGCTGAAGACCAAGGACCTCACGCGAGAAAAGCTCGAAGTCGAGGGCAGCATTCCGGGTCTTACGCAGTCGTATGCCGGTGCTTCGACGGGGCAACGGAAGCGGATGGACCTGTCCCTCCTCCTCGCGTTCCGCGACATCGTGTCCCGGCGGGATGCCAAGGCGTTCCGGCAGCTACTCGCCGACGAGGTGTTCGATGGGCTGGACAAGACGGGGGCGGAGTGCGTTGTCGCGCTCCTGAAGGAGATCGCCAAGGACTGCCCGGTGGTCCTGGTCACGCATGACAGTCGCATCAAGCCTGTCGCTGACCGGCTCGTGACCATCGTTCATGACGGTACACGCGCAACAATTCACGTACAATAAGTTCGTGTGGCCCACCGAAAAGACTTGATATTGTGGTCCGGTGCTGGTAGTCTACCACTGGAGGTAGTCATGGTGGATGGGCGGAAGAAGGGTGCCGGGTTCGAGAATGACGTGTGCCGACTCTTGTCCCACTGGATTGTGCCAGGGGATTGGTCGGTGTGCCCGGTGTACAAGCTCCCGTTTCGCCGCCGGTTCACCGACACTACGCCGCTCGATGGGCATTGGGACGGGGAGGGCGACGTCCTACATCGACCGGGGGTGGAGTTCCCCTTCTGTGTCGAGTGCAAGGACATCGAGGGCTGGGAACTCGACGGGATGTTCAAGAACGAAAAGTGGCCTGTCTGGGGGTGGTGGCGACAGGCCCAGTCGCAATCGCAGATGGTGAGTCTGCGTCCGATCCTCTTCTTCACACGACGGTTTCGCCCGGTGTATGTGATGGTGTCGAAGGAGGATGCAGTATGGTTGCGGTTCGAGCCCGTGCACGGTCCCGTGGCGTGCGTGTCAAGCCGGGAAGGCGAGGTGGTGGTAACAGTCGCGCAGAATCTGCTGTGCTGCAAAGGTCCAGGCCCGTCTACAGCGCAACCGGGAAGGTCACGAAGGGGACGTTCACGAGCTTCCTCTCCGGAAAGCTCATTGTCCCCGAGCCGCTCGCCAAGCTCGCATGGGAGCAGTTGTGCGGGCTTATCCGGAGTTCCCTCACCCGGGGCCGTCCGGTCTGCCTGACGAATGTAGGTACGCTGGAGTCGTACATGAAGCAGGCGACTACCTATCGGCATCCCGCCACAGGCGAGATCGCGCGCACACGTAAGTGCCTGCACGTGCGATTCCATGTTGCCCCACAACTCAAGGCGGCGCTTCGGGCCTAGCGGTTACACTGTGTAAAGGGGTACTCGTGGCGCTAACTCAGGCCGAGCGTGCTGCTATCGAACTCGTCTTCATGCGCGGACCCGCCAGTCTCCTGGAGGATGGGTGGGGCGCAGAGCAGATCGCGGAGTTCCTCACAAAGCCCGAGGTACGCACGTGTCTGGAAGCGATGTTGGTGGAGTTCGGCGGGCAGGAGGTCACGAATGCCCGGGTGCGCTACGGGCTTCGTCGGGGGGTCACGCGGCTCGCTCCCGATGCCCTCAAGGTGTTCCAGCAGGCCCTCGCGGGTCCCCGGTACCTACGGAACAAGAGCGGGAAGGTGATCGTCGGTTTGCACGGGCCGATTGTGGAAGAGCCACAGCCGACCTCGAATCAACTGCGCGCCTCGTTGGAACTCCTCGACCGGTTGGGGCTCCCGCCCGAGAGCCGTGACGTGCACCGGGAGCGGGCTCCGAGCACCCTCAACGTGAACGCCCTGGTGGGCTCCCCCGTTGATGTGAAGGTCATTGATGGGGTAGTCTCTGAAAAGGGCACGCACGAGCAACGCGTCCTCTCCCGTGAGCGGGTCCGGGGCGTGATAGATGCTCTGACGAAGAAGCTCCCCGAGCTTCGCGCGAAGCTCCTGCCGAGCCCGAAGGTTCCGAAGGTTCCGAAGAAGGCGAAGATCAAGGCGAAGGCTGAATGAGCGTCAAGATCAAGCCCGGGAAATCCCCGTACTCCACGCTCAAGCTCCCTGGGGAGGACTCTAAGACATCGCTCAAGGTGTACGAGCGGCTCGCAGAGGAGGCGTTGCACGGTGATCGCGCCATGTTCGACAGCCTCACGGTTGACGAGCAGAAGGTTATCATCGACTGGTTGTCCGAAGCCCTGATTGACGGCGAACCCCAAAACGATATCCATAACCTACTGTGGGAAGTCGACTACACTCGAAAGCCGGTTGGGATCGAGGAGTTCCTTACCAATGAAGAGTACCTGGGCAAGAACTGCAAGGACTTCAGCCCCTTGTGGATGGAGGACCTGAAGAAGGTCTTCGCGCCGGGCTCCACCATCTTCGAGTGGATTATGACCGGGGCAATCGGGATCGGAAAGACAACCGTTGCGATGGCGGCGCTCGCGTACAAGCTGTACTGTATGTCGTGCCTCCGTACCCCGGCAGAATACTACGGTTTGCTGCCGGAGTCGCTGATCATCTTCGGTATCTATTCGATCACGCGCGCGCAGGTGGGCGTGACGGGGTATTTCAAGTTGCGGGGGTGGTTGGACAGCAGCCCGTACTTCCGGTTCACCTTCCCGCGCAACCTCCGGATGGATTCGCATATCGACTTCGCGAAGACGTCCGGCAAGAACATCAAGGTCTTGTCCGGCTCGCAGGACCTGCACGCGTTGGGGCAGGACCTCTTCTCGTTCAGTATGGACGAGGTCAACTTCATGCAGGTGTCGCCGGACGACAAGAAGAAGAGTGGCAAGCAGACGACGGGGCAGGCGTACGAACTCTATAACGCGACCCACTCGCGTATTGTGTCCCGGTTCGTGCGCCCCGGCGGTACGATACCCGGTATCATGCTGCTGCTATCGTCACGGAAGGCACAGACGAGCTTCCTCGAAGAACGGATGAAGAAGACCCAAGGGTCTCCGCACACGTTTGTTTCCGACTACCCCCTGTGGGTGATGAAGGACTCGAAGAAGTTCACCATGGCGAAGTTCTCTGTTGAGGTGGGGGACCGCACGTATCAGAGCCGTATCCTCGACAAGGACGATCCGGGGAGGACCGGGTCCCGCGTGGTGACCGGCATCCCGGGGGAGTTCCTGCAGGACTTCCGGGAGGACGTCGACGAGGCTCTCCGGAACATCGCCGGGGTCGCGACTCTGACTGTGAGCCCGTTGATCCGCGACCGGCAGTCAATCTATGATGCGGTTCGTGACAACATGATCCATCCGTTCACGAAGCCGAGCGTGACCATCGACTACCAAGA